ACTGGCAGGGTCATCAGTGGCAGCCAGGCCGACCAGGTAGGCTTTGCCCGTATCAGCGAACTTCGGGCTGACTTCCATAGAGGTGAATAATTTCTGGCCTTTTTTCACCAGTTCCACCAGGGACTCCGTTGGCTCAACGTCGGCATACAGCGCCATCTTGCCTGCCAGCGGACCTTCCGTGATTTCTTCAGCAAACAGCGCCGTCACCTTGCCGTAGCGGTTAAAGGTGCTGTCCGGCAGATAAGACTTGATGTGCTCAAGGTTAATCAGCGCGGTATACACCGCCGGGTTGTAGCTGGCTGCCATCTGTTCCAGCCATTCACGCTGGATTTCGCGTCCATCGGTGGTGGCACCTTCCACCCCGATGCGAAAACGCTTTGCTTTCACTGTCATGAGCCGTGCTCCGTTAGAAAAAACTTACTGGAGCCTTATGGTTGCGGTGATGGGGGCAGTGAAACAATGCGCGGTATTTGTACCGACAACCACACAAACCGCAGGCGGGGAAAGCCTTCATTCAAGGCTGTAGGTTTGTGCCATGAACACCACACTGACACCCGCAGATCTCGATCCCCGTCGGCAGGCCATGCTGCTGTACTTTCAGGGATACCGCGTCGCCCGCATTGCTGAAATGCTGGGCGAGAAAGTTGCAACCGTTCACAGCTGGAAAAAACGCGACAAGTGGGGTGACTATGGGCCGCTGGATCAGATGCAGCTCACCACCGCCGCACGCTACTGCCAGCTCATTATGAAGGAGCACAAAGAAGGGAAAGATTTCAAAGAGATTGACCTGCTGGCGCGCCAGTCTGAGCGCCACGCGCGGATCGGCAAGTTTAACAATGGCGGCAACGAAGCTGACTTAAACCCTAACGTCGCCAACCGCAACAAAGGCCCGCGCCGTCAGCCGGAAAAAAATGTCTTCACCGATGAACAGATTGAGAAGCTGGAAGAAATCTTCCATTCCTCCATGTTCAACTACCAGCGCCACTGGTGGGAAGCCGGAAAAACCAACCGCATCCGCAACCTGCTGAAGTCACGCCAGATCGGCGCGACCTTTTACTTTGCCCGTGAAGCCCTGATTGACGCCCTGCTTACCGGGCGTAACCAGATTTTCCTTTCCGCCAGTAAGGCACAGGCCCACGTCTTTAAGCAGTACATCATCGACTTCGCCAAAGAAGTGGAGGTGGAGCTGAAAGGCGATCCGATGGTGCTTCCTAACGGGGCCACGCTTTACTTCCTCGGCACCAATGCCCGCACGGCCCAGAGTTATCACGGCAACCTGTATCTGGATGAATATTTCTGGATACCGAAATTCCAGGAGCTGCGCAAAGTGGCTTCCGGTATGGCTATTCACAAAAAATGGCGACAAACCTATTTTTCCACGCCATCCAGCCTGACTCACAGTGCTTATCCGTTCTGGTCCGGTGCGCTGTTCAATCGTGGGCGCAACAAAGCCGATAAGGTGGACATCGACCTGTCCCACAGCAATCTGGCCCCCGGCCTGCTGTGCGCAGACGGGCAGTACCGCCAGATAGTCACTGTGGAAGATGCGGTGCGCGGCGGCTGTAACCTGTTCGACCTCGACCAGTTGCGCATGGAGTACAGCCCGGACGAATACCAGAACCTACTGATGTGCGAGTTTGTGGACGATCTCGCGTCCGTGTTTCCGCTCAGCGAGCTGCAGACGTGCATGGTGGACAGTTGGGAAGTCTGGACCGACTTTCATGCTCTGGCCCTGCGCCCGTTTGGCTGGCGCGAAGTGTGGATCGGTTATGACCCGGCAAAAGGTACGCAGAACGGCGACAGCGCCGGATGCGTGGTGGTGGCACCGCCAGCCGTGCCGGGCGGTAAGTTTCGCATTCTTGAGCGTCACCAGTGGCGCGGGATGGACTTCCGCGCCCAGGCTGACGCAATCAAAAAACTGACCGAGCAGTACAACGTGACCTACATCGGCATCGACTCAACCGGCGTTGGTCACGGGGTTTACGAGAACGTGAAAGCGTTCTTTCCTGCCGTCCGGGAGTTTGTCTACAACCCCAACGTTAAAAACGCCCTGGTACTCAAGGCCTACGACATTATCAGCCACCGCCGTCTGGAGTTTGACGCCGGACATACCGACATTGCGCAGTCATTTATGGCAATCCGTCGCGCCACCACCGCCAGTGGCAACCGCCCGACCTATGAAGCCAGCCGCAGCGAAGAAGCCAGCCACGCCGATCTGGCATGGGCAACGATGCACGCACTGTTTAACGAACCGCTGCAGGGCGAATCCGCCAATACCAGCAATATTGTGGAGATTTTTTGATGGGAAAGAGTAAGAAGAACCGAGCTGCGGCGACGAAACAGATCCAGCTTAAAAGTCAAACTACAGCCGAAGCATTCAGCTTCGGCGATCCCGTTCCTGTTCTGGACCGCCGTGAACTGCTGGACTATGTGGAATGCGTACAGATGGACCGTTGGTATGAGCCGCCCGTCAGCTTTGACGGACTGGCGCGCACCTTCCGCGCCGCCGTGCATCACAGTTCCCCGATTGCAGTAAAGTGCAACATTCTGACCAGTACCTATATCCCTCATCCGCTGCTCAGCCAGCAGGCTTTTTCGCGTTTTGTGCAGGACTATCTGGTATTTGGTAACGCCTACCTGGAGAAACGCACGAACCGATTCGGTGAAGTTATCGCCCTTGAGCCTGCGCTGGCAAAATACACCCGACGCGGGTTAGACCTGGATACCTACTGGTTTGTGCAATACGGTATGACAACCCAGCCGTATCAGTTCACGAAAGGCAGCATTTTTCATCTAATGGAACCGGATATTAATCAGGAGATCTACGGCCTGCCCGGTTATCTTTCTGCCATTCCGTCTGCCCTGCTCAACGAGTCCGCCACGCTGTTCCGTCGAAAGTATTACATTAACGGCAGTCATGCAGGCTTCATCATGTACATGACCGATGCCGCGCAAAACCAGGAGGATGTGAACAACCTCCGCAATGCGATGAAAAGCGCCAAAGGACCAGGTAACTTCCGCAATCTGTTTATGTACTCGCCTAACGGCAAAAAGGACGGGCTTCAGATCATCCCGTTGTCAGAAGTCGCGGCGAAGGATGAGTTTCTGAATATCAAGAACGTGAGCCGGGACGACATGATGGCAGCACACCGAGTGCCGCCGCAGATGATGGGGATTATGCCTAATAATGTAGGGGGGTTTGGGGATGTGGAGAAAGCCAGCCGGGTATTTGTTCGGAATGAACTGATGCCTTTACAAAAACGCATTGCCGAAATTAATGAATGGTTAGATGAAGAGGTAGTCAAATTTGAATATTATGGCTTAGAAAATAATCAGTCATAAAAAAGAAGTGAACAAGTTGAAATTATCAGCTTGTTCACTATTATCTGTATTATCTCTACTGCATCCGTCCGGGTAAATCGCTTTCATTGCGTAAACGCCAAGCTAACTGTTCACGATCCCAAACTATATCGTCTTTGCTAGCCTTTCTAAAATTTGCTAGCACAGTACTGCTTATAGCGTAATTACCATTCTCATTAGTTTTGATGAACTCGTCCCCAAAGTCATTGATTAGAAATTCAACAACCTCGGACTGATACAACACACCATTAGAACGAGTGGTATTAACCATCCAGTCAACTATTTTTATCAGAGAATCATTCATCATCACTCTCAGCTTTTGGAACAAATAAAACTAGAGTATCTTCATGAAAAACTCCGCGCTGGTTCTTAGCACCAATAAACCACGTACAAACTGCCATTGTAGCCGATTGGTAGTGATCAATTACCATGATTGGACCATGTCCTGTTGCATGTTTTACTTTCTGGCCCGGTGTATATTTTGCCACTCTCACGTCTCCTTTCATGTGTAAGTTATCAATTTCAGAATATATCTACATTAATTGCAAGTAAACATGTTTGCGCGCGCTCGTATCCCCGCCACGCCTGCCCGCTTTTTGTAGCGATTTTCATGCAGGTGCATGACATAAGCAAAAGCCCACCAGAACTGGCGGGCCTCAGCAAAAACGATCCTCGAACGATCATGCATATTCATGCGGCATAGTCATGCAGTGACTTTGGTCTGGTCAGGCGTAGAAAAATCTTCGAAAGATTTATAAGTTTCAGTATCAAATATTGAAATACTCTCAACCTGATCCATTGGGATTACATGCCTAAAATGATTTAAGTTCAGTGGAGTTGAGTCTGCTGTAATATTTTTACTAAGGTAAAGTTCATAGTAACGATGCTGCTCATGGTATCTGAGCGTATCTTTATCACGATAACCACTGATGTATGGTATGAGAGCCAGATGCTGAGTTTCCTGATGCTCCATCCGAGGAGCAGCTACGTAACCAATGTAAACTTTTCTGGATTTTAGCGTAACAAAGATGAGCTTACCTTCATCTATAGCCTGAACTAACAGTGACTCAATTCCATCTTGAGCTGCCATCTCGCGATATGCAGATTGACGAATCTCTTCGTTTTCTATTGCTCTTCGCGCATTGTTACCTTGGTCATAAGCAATAAACACCGCAAGCAGCATAGACAACACAAAGAACAATGGGTAAGACATTATCTTTACGTCTGTGAGCCATGAATAAAAGTCCACATGTAACTTAGGCCAAAAATAACCAAAAACATTGATAACTGAGCTTATAACTAGCAAGGTAACGAATGTAACAGCCATCAGAGTAAACCCCTGAATAGCAAACTTACAACCATGCATAGCTACATAAAAATAGGAATTCCAACCATTACTTCTTGCTTGCCTGATGCGGGACTGGTAATGATTTTCGGTGTACCAGAACCCGCAAACCAGGACGACCATGATAACTAAGGGTCCCATTCCTCATCCTTGTCGTTTTGCAGCCAATTCTTCCATTCTGGCACGCATTGATTCACGTACCTGCTTATTGTTCATGTTTAAGGTCGCCGCACCATTAGCATCTGTGATAATTTTACTATTATCAGACTGTTGCACATCCTGACGGATGACATCCTGCATAATCTTACCTGGTGCAGAGAGAACTTTGCGCAGAAGTTCAGACATATTTTCCTCCTTATGCCTCAAACGCCACGGATTGTGGTGCATGGAAGCTGTCATCTTATGATTATAGGACAACAAAAATACGAAACTATTCGAAGAGTGCTACGTATTAACCTATTTACATATCACCCTGCAACCAATTTATCCATAACTAACGCCTCGCACGGCTCGTTGCTCAACCTTGCGAACGGTAAAAACCAGTTTTATCGTCCGCAACGTACCCTAATGTAACCAGCTGTCGTCTTCCCACACCTTCTGCATAATTTTCATCACTTGCTTCCTTTCTTCGTCCAGTTGCAGTCCGGTCAGTTCCACACCGTTAGAGCTACCTTTGCGGATACGAATTACCGTTTTGGGATACAGGGGGCGCAGATTGCGGTAAAGCTCGGATTCAAGGGCATCCAGGGTAGACTGGCTAATCTTCTGCTCTTTATCGATCATTATTTCAATGCGCATAAAAGTCACCTCAGCTGATGACATCCATTGAGCGGTTGTATTCGTGGGTTCTGATTTTTGCCATGAGTTCATCAGTCAATTCAGAAACCCACTGCAGAGCCAGCCCCTTCTCTTCATCACTACACTCACTAGCCGCTACAAGCTTAAGAAAAAAATCAATGCGCTGGAGCTTCAAAGACTCCAAAAAATAGTCCTGCATCTTTCCTCCTATAACACCACAAGCAATACTGTATACATGACCACTGTTTATATTTACAGTATATAATAATCTTACTGATGTAAAACGTTTTTTTACGTTCATCAGCCTGATATGCCTGGTATTATTAAGAGCACGAATTGTTAATCCGCGTAATTAATACAGGTTCCGCCACTTATCATCTTCCTGTAAACGCTGATTCCGATAGAAGATACGCAGGCCAGCCCCTGACGGAATACTGCCTCCGCGAAGGAGTAAATCGACCTCTTTCTCGCTGCCATCAAATCCTCTGGACTTCAGTTCATAGACGAGCTGCTGTCGCTGATGGTCTGTAATTCGCTGTTTGTAGTCTTTGCGCCGTTTCGGTTTCACCTGGCGTAACCTTGCAGCCAGTTCCCGACGCTCTTTTTTGCTCATACTGTGCAGATAATCGTGCAACTCCTTGTCATCCATGCGGGTAATGTCAGTTCTGGTGTCCCCGTCAGCTGATTTATCTTTCTCCTGTTGGTTCAAATTTTCAGCAAGGGGACAGTTATTGCCACGAGTCCAAGGGGCGCAAGCGCCCTGGTCGGCTGCCGCCTCCTGAACGTCAACGGCTTTACGAACCATTTTCCACTTCACTGCATGAGTGCAGATCTTGCCCTCTGCAATGGGTGACCAGATGCCATAAATACGAATGCCGTGATCGCCATAGGCGGTCGGCTCTTCGTTGATTTCATAAGCGGTTCTGATGAGGTGATATTTACGGGGAACCAGTACGCCGCCCTGCTTCATGATGTAGGTGGCAAAACAACCAGCATCAGCAGCAGCCAGAATGGCATCAAGACGCGGGTTATCCAGTACCGGCGCACCTGCTTTTTTGTCACCCTGTTGCCTTGCCGCCTGACCAGCCAGCAAGCGAAGTTCACGGTAAGCCTGACGCCCCGGAATACCAAAGAAGCGGAATTGCTGAACACGATGCAGAGACGCCCAAGCATTCACGTATTCAGCGTTATCACGCAGAGATTTACCCGTTTCCTTGCTGATCTCGCCAGCCAGACCACGACCGTCAATGTTCTTACTGATATATTTCGCGATGTAGCTTGTCGGCGTTCCTTTGCGCGGGTTAATCAACTCAGACTTAAAGCGCGGCCCAGTGTTATTGCCCAGCTCCTCGCGGTCTTCACGGATGGCAAACTTACGCAGTAATGCAGTGATGGCACGGCGGTCTTTTTTGCGCATGAAACACAACAGGTGCCAGTGAACTGTGCCATCATGATGCGGCTCAGCCACCCGCACGCCATACCAGCGCAACCCGGCTTTGTGCATCGCCTTACGAAATGCAGCAAACATGCCGACCAGATAATCGCTGCTTTGTCTTACCGTCGCGTTTGTCCAGGTCGGGTTTGGTCTGCCGTTATTTAGCGTGGAATGGAAACGCGACGGACAGGTGATAGTGTAGAAAACGGCGCAGTCACCGCGCATTTCCGCGATAAGCTCCAGACCTTTAACACAGGCCATCATCTCATTGCGGCGATGCGCAGGGTTGCTGCTGCTGGCGTTTACCACATCCTCCATGTCCAGCGTGTCGCCGTCTTCGTTCACCAGTTCATGAGAACGGAAAAACTCCAGCGACTTACGGCGCTGCTCACGTTTATGCATCACGGCTTCATAGCTGACATAAGGAGATGCTTTTTTGCTGACCAGGCAAACAGCGCGCAACTGCTCTTCCCGCCATTCGCAACGCATCTTCCATAATTTCCGGTACCACCAGTCGGCGCACAACATACGCGCCAGCGAACCCGGAATGAGTTCATAGGGCACGGGTTTACGGCGGTTTCTTTTCCGACGGAGTTGCTCAAACGCAGGTGGGATGACATCCAGACGCAGGGTTTCCGCTGCCACCTTTTCCCATGTCTTGCGGATTTCTTCTGGCTTAACGTCATCGGTGGCATACAAATCACCACAAGCTGCATCAAGGCACATACTCATATGCGCAGCTACCAGGGTGGACAGGCGTTTCACCTGATCCTGACTCATTTCAGGCAGGATCAGCAGGCCGTCCAGCCCTTCATGGCTTGCCATAAAGCGAAAAGATGCAGATAGCTGACTGTCGCGTACATGCTCCAGTCGTTCCAGACATGGCTTAATCGTCTCACGTAAATAGCGGGAATAAGCCTTTGGCCTGCCCAGGCTGCTGAAGTATTCAATACGTTGCATCAGCGGCTTGCTGATATGGGAAGGCTGGGCGTTGACGTCCGCCAGAATGACCATGTCTGAATTAAAACGCTGCTGCTCATGCGCCAGCTTTGCCCGGCTAATGAGCTTATCCTGCTCCATTTCGCGCTGGACAGGATCACGTGATTCATTAAAGAAATAACGCTCCCAGACCTGATCACTCAGTGCCTCGCGGCGCAACTGTTCCTGCTCGTTATCGGCAGCGTACAGAGTGATCAGGTTTGAAAGCGTAGAAACCGGCGCAACTTCCGCCGGGTCCAGATAAGGGTTAATGGCCTTTTTCGGGCTGTTCCATGAGAATGCTGCGGCAGCCTCGTTAAAGCCGCAGCAGTTGTTCATATCGGCATGACTCATGCACGTACTCCGTACACGGCAGAACTATCCACGCCACGCGAATAATCAAATCCCATCCAGCAGCGCGGCCCGGAAACAGCAATGATTTCTGTTGCTGATTTACCCTCGCCAGCTGCCACACCGATGCTGCGTTTTACCTTGATATAGTGGTGAGTAAAATTGCGATACAGCGAACGGATCAGGGATGTGTCACTGTTAGAAACAATGACTGGATGTCCTTCTGATGACCGATGTTCAAGAACGGATGCCAGGTGATACTGGTCATCTTCAGTGAAACCATCAGTGTGATAGCCGGAAAACGTACCGTCATACGGCGGATCGCAATACACCACATCTCCCGCCTTCAACATCGCCAGCGTTTCATCAAAGCTGGCGCAGATAAACGTTGCTCGCTGGGCTTTTTCTGCAAATGTGCGAAGTTCTTTTTCAGGGAAATACGGATTTTTATAATTACCGTAGGGGATGTTGAAATGCCCGCTCTTGTTATAGCGACATAAACCACGGTAACCGTGACGATTAAGATACAGGAAATATACCGCTTTCATGAAATCAGTAATTTCAGTTGAGCAGTTAAACTCCTGCCTTATGTTGTAATAAGCCACCTCCCTGTTTGCGATCTCAAATAAAACTCTGGCGAGAGATATAAACGATTCACAATCAGCGGCAACCTTTTTATAGAGGTTGATTAAATCAGGATTAATATCCGCAACCAGATAGCTGGGATAATCCGTTTCCATCATCACAGCACAGGAACCCGCGAAAGGTTCAACCAGTCGCGGGCCAGCAGGAAGGTATTTTTTCAGTTCTGGCATAATGGCGGTTTTATTTCCCGCCCATTTCAGGATGGTGCTCATACAGCACCTCCGTTGTAATGTTTGCCTTTCAGTTCTGCGATTTCCTGACAGGTAATGCAAAGCTGCACTCCCGGAATGGCGCGGCGTCGTGCTGGCGGAATTGGCGCTTCACATTCAATGCAAAGTACGCGTGACACGCCAGGCTATCAAGGCGAGCAGCCATTGCTTCAGCCCTTGCCCGGCGTTCTTCCAGACGAGCCTCTGTCAGTAAAATATTAAGCCCTGCGTCATCCGGTCCGGTTTTAGTCGTGAGGGTTTCAATATTACGCATAATCAATTCTCCTGAATTTAGATAAAGGGATGCCCGGCGGGTTTACGCCATTAATTTCATTAGTTGGTTAATTCGGCATGGTTAGCCGTCTGGGAAATAAGCTCACCACTGCACGAAAATGATTCATTGCTTTAATCAGCTCCCGCTTTTCGTCAGTGGTCAGCTCATTAATGCTGATGCTATGACGTTCAGCTGGAATTTTTGCCATAAAGAATATGGCAGCCAGTGCCCGTTTATTTTGTTCATTATTGATATCCCGTGGATCACGCATATCTTTAATAAACCGCTCAAGCTCTGACTCAATATTCAGGCCAAAAACTTTCGCCCTTAACTCTGCAATGTGATTAAGTCCATTCAGGCGTTCACCGGGGCTTAATGGAACAGTTGCTGCAGCGCCATTAATTGCCATACTTCATATCCCCCAAACGCAGCTATCGTTCTTTGTTCTTACGGTAACGCTCAAGAGGAGATACATTTTTTCGTATCGTCTCTTTAACCTGCTCTCCCCGTAAAAACGTCCCATCCTTTAACGTGAAAAAGTAACAGCCATCGCCCGACAATGACGGATAGCAACAGAGCAAATCATCTTCAGGTACTGAATAACTCTCCCCTCTGTAACGAAACTGATAAACCACTTCACTTTCTGCCGCATACATTTGGACTTTCTCCGTTTCCTCGTGGTCAATTCAGACAGCAATTCATCTTGTGAATGACATGGATGCCAGCGTTTTCCATCCTCACCCGTGATCCAGCCGTGACCGTAGTGCATTGCCGGGCTTTGTTTTACCAGCAGCGATGCAAATGATGGTTCTTTCGTCAGCATAAGCACCTCACAGCAAACCGAATGAAGCACCGAGGCCAGTCACGGTATCAACTGCACTCGCCATCGCAGGATTAGCCTGTAAACGGGCCTGCAATGAAACAGCAGCCAGCGCCATCAGTCGTGTTACAGAGTTAATGCTGCTGATAGCATCACGACGACCGGCACTAGTTTTTACATCACCAGATACCGCACCTGCTGCAACACGCCCGATCTCTGCAGTTGCGCTCATGACGTAATGCGGCAGTTTCTCTTTTGCTACCTCATTAATCGGTACACATGGCAGACAATGAATCTGTGCCAGAAAACCATCTACCAACGTTGAATCTTCAGTCAGATCGGTAAGCAGCCAGATTTCTGGTGCGGTTAATAAATGAGGTTGAGCTGGGTTCAGCTTGTTCCGCAGAATCTGCACATTCATGCCCGCACGTTCTGCCAGTTGCACCAGATTGTGGCGCAGTGCGAATGCACGACAGGCTTCATCAAAATGTGGATGTTTGGAAACTTGGTAATCAAACATGGTTTTCAACTCCGAACTTATCGCAAAATCGAACTCAGCGTCTTATTGCGAAAATAGACGTCTATTAAGCAGACAAAGCATCAACAGTCAGAGCAGCCAGGTTAATCATTACCTTTTCACGTTTTTTGTCTTTACGAAGACGATGACGAGGTAGTCGGCCATCAGCCAACATGTCGTTAATCGTATCAATAGAAAGGCCAGTCAGTTCGCTATAACGTTCGATTGTGACATGTGGTGTATTCAGAGTAATTGAAATGTTAGGTGTCATAAGGCAACATTCCTTCTAGATATGGCTTGTGGCGAGCCGTTGTTTGTCGTGATTAGTAGTGAAGGCTCCAAAAGAACACTTCTGGTTCAACTTTAAGATCGCTTTTGGAATCTGTCAACGAATTTTGGATTTCTTTGGAGGACTTGTGGATTTCAATAGCGGCGGTAAGAAAGCCATAGAACGTTTAGTTGAAGCATATGGGTTCGGTACCCGTCAGGCTCTATGTGATCATTTAGGTGTTTCTAAGAGCACCATGGCAACGCGCTATATGCGTGATATTTTTCCAGCAGATTGGGTAATCCAGTGCGCCCTTGAAACGGGCACCTCGCTTAATTGGCTAACAACAGGGCATGGTTCAAAGCAAGCATCAGCAAATACAAATACTATAGAAGTAGAAAAATATTTATTGTCTGATGGAGCATTGCAGAAAGACGGTTTTTATATTTTTGATAAGGGATTTCTACCCTCTACGTTTAAAAAACCTTTTGTCATCACAGATAACAATTCTGAATTTATTTGTGATAAAGAATTTGATGATATACGTGATGGTAAATGGGTAATAAGTATTGATGGCGAAATAACGATCCGTGACATTACTCGTTTACCCGGTGGAAGAATCTTCGTCGAGGGTGGAAACAGAGCCTTCGAATGCAAGATAGAAGACATTGAAATAATTGGTAAAATTATAAGTTTAACAGTCAAGTATGTTAAATAGTACCGGGAGGAAACTATGCTTGGTAAGGTATTTTTTGTGGTTTTGTCATGTTCTTTGTTATTAAACCCACTAACTACCTATGCTAGAAATTATCCCTGCTCAGGGAAAAAGGGAGGTGTTTCTCACTGTACCTCAGATGGCAAATTCGTTTGCAATGATGGAACTATTAGTAAATCCAAAAAAATCTGTACTAAAAACTCACGATAACTTTTGCTTTTATATCTGCGTCTAAAATAAAAATGAGCCGCAGGTTAACCGCAAAAGTTACATGCTCACATAGCAAAAAGAATAGCCAACTTAATTATGGCTTCAGTGAGATGTATGGTCGTAGGATTTCATACATTGACACTGGTTATACATACAGTGAAAATGCTCTCTACTGGAGGGCATTTTTTATGGCAGTACGAAAACTCACCACTGGGAAATGGCTTTGCGAATGTTACCCCGCCGGACGAAGTGGGCGTCGTGTGCGTAAACAATTCGTCACCAAAGGCGAAGCACTGGCTTTTGAGCGCCACACGATGGAAGAAACCGAAGCAAAGCCCTGGCTGGGTGAATCAGTGGATCGTCGAACACTGAAAGACGTGGTTGAGCTATGGTTCAAACTACATGGTAAATCTCTGACAGCTGGGCAGCATGTCTATGACAAATTGCTGTTGATGGTTGACGCTCTGGGCAATCCTCTTGCAACCGATCTCACCTCTAAAATGTTTGCCCACTATCGAGATAAACGCCTGACAGGCGAGATCTACTTCAGCGAGAAATGGAAGAAAGGAGCAAGCCCGGTCACCATTAACCTGGAGCAAAGCTATCTAAGTAGTGTTTTTAGCGAACTATCCCGTCTGGGCGAATGGTCGTATCCGAACCCACTGGAGAACATGCGAAAATTCACCATCGCAGAAAAAGAGATGGCATGGCTTACCCATGAGCAGATTGTTGAATTGCTGGCTGATTGCAAACGTCAGGACCCAATTCTGGCACTGGTAGTTAAGATATGCTTAAGCACAGGCGCACGCTGGCGTGAAGCCGTAAATCTTACCCGCTCACAGGTGACCAAATACCGAATTACCTTTGTCAGAACGAAGGGGAAGAAAAACAGAAGCATCCCTATCAGTAAAGAGCTTTACGAAGAGATCATGGCGCTTGATGGGTTCAATTTCTTCACAGACTGCTATTTTCAATTTTTATCCGTGATGGAAAAAACGTCTATCGTGCTCCCTCGCGGTCAACTCACACACGTTCTGCGCCATACGTTTGCGGCGCACTTCATGATGTCGGGTGGAAACATTCTGGCCTTACAAAAAATTCTCGGACACCACGATATAAAAATGACTATGCGTTACGCACATCTGGCACCGGATCATCTGGAAACGGCGCTCCGTTTCAATCCTCTGGCAACGCTGCCAAGTGGCGACAAAGTGGCGGCAGCGGTTGGCATTACCCCGTAATAACCACCACTGACCACCAACCTAACTTATTGTTTTTAATCTAACTTATTGTTTTCATTAACCCGTTTACATAAATGGGTTTTTTGTTGCCTGAAATTTATCTACTACCCAGCAATCCTCTCAACCATCCTCAAAATCTCCTCGCGTGATAGCGGCTTACGGTCGGTGACAAAATGCAGCGTCATCCCCTCAATAAA